TCTCATCCGGCACCATTTTTCAAAAAATCACTTGACAAATTCCTTCGTAACGGTTATATTATAGATATGACAACAAGAGGAAAAACAATGAAATATCGTGTAACGATTTCGGCAGACTCGCTTGATCCAAATCCAGAGGTCACCGAATTTGAAGACTTCTATGAGGCTGAAGACTACATTCACGATTCGGTGAATCGTTCTATTCAGTGGCACATAGACCATTCCCCCTATATCATTTCAGAGAAAGAATACGACGAACTTCTAGAACAAGAAATTGCGTTGACTCGACTAGAAGAAATATAAACAAGGAGAAATAAATGCTTAATGCTGCCGAACTCGTAGAACTCGCTGTTTTTGAACGACACTCTGTAGGTTTACAATCTAAGTTTAAAAACGAAGAGTTGAATTTTGAAGGCAAGGCCGTCATTAAGTATCTAGATGAGTATGTTAAGTATCTTAAAGAAAAGTTGAAGAATTAAATAAATACAAAGTTCCGAAATATAACAATGCCCGTGAGGTGTCAAGAATTATATCAGGAAATCCCAAACAACACATTCTAAAGGAGTAAAAGACACAATGTCTTGGGGTTACCATCTCACATTGGACTGCAAGTCCTGTAACGAAAATGTTAAGTTTCCTAACGGCGATAAACTCGTAGAGTTTGCCAAACAACTAGTAAAGGACATTGATATGGTCGCTTATGGCGAACCACAAGTTGTCCATTTTGGAAAGGAAGATAAGACTGGTTATACACTAGTTCAACTTATCGAAACTTCTAACATTTGTGGGCATTTCTGTGATGCCACCGGTGATGCTTACATCGATGTGTTCTCTTGTAAGCCATATGATGTTAATGTCGTAAAAGAGTTGGTTCGTCAATTCTTCGCACCAACCGAAATCCGCGAGAACTTCCTAACCCGTCAAGCATGAGGAAAGTAAATGTTAAGACTACAACATGAAGAATTTTTGTCAGAGATACACAATATTGCTAAGAAACCTGACTCAAATTATATTGACGCCATTGTGAATTATGCTGAACAACACGGGATAGAAATTGAATCACTAGCAGAAGTGATACGAAAGAATCCTAATCTTCGCTCAAGGGTACAGGATGAAGCAGAAGAACTCTTTATGTTGGAGAGAACCGCAAAGTTACCAGTATGAGCGTGTATTCAACACAAGATGCGTTCGATTGCTATCGGACGTATCTTGCGCTCACACAGCATTTTCATACCTCCTATGACTATTTCAAATATAGTGGTAAAGTAAATGCTCGCCCTGAGACTTTCGAAGTAAGAAAGGACAAGTTTCAGTTCTATAAACTTTCTAAAAAGAAGGATTACAAGGCGCATATCTTAGCAAATTTGATTGAATCAGACAAAAAAATTTGGGTCGGAGACCTTCTCACTTCTGAGAGCGAAGATATATATAAGCAGTGGTTGAAGAAGATACAATCACTGTCATATCACTTTAAGGTTGATATTCAAAAACTGAACGAAGACTTTGACTCAAACTTTAAAGTGATAGATGGTCAGCATCCTCCATTGTTAAACGAAGTCATAGGAAAACGTTTTTCATTAGAGGCGCTGATTATACTAAACGACATTCTGGGTATTTTTAAGTATTGGAATCAAAAAATTACTTTACAAATACTCTGGAATGAAGTATATTCAAAGAGTAGTAAATACAAACCGTTTCTACAATATGACAAGTCAGTCATGAAGAAAACTCTGATTGACAAGTTTGGATAAATCGCAAATACAAAGGAAATATAAATGAATACATCTTTCGCACAAATGAAAACACAACGTAAAAAGTTCGATGAATTAAACGCTCAACTTCAAAAGTTGAGTAGCAACAGCACAGAACGTTCGTATGGTGACGACCGTGTCTGGAAGCCAGAAGTTGACAAAGCTGGTAACGGTTATGCTGTTATTCGTTTTCTACCAGCATCAGAGAACGAAGATATGCCATTCATTCGTCTATGGGATCACGGCTTCAATGGTCCAGGTGGTTGGTATATCGAAAAATCTCTCACCTCTATCGGGCTTCAGGACCCAGTTTCAGAGTATAATAGTTCTCTTTGGAACTCTGGTGTTGACTCTGATAAGGAGATTGCTCGTAAGCAGAAGCGCCGTCTAAAGTATTACTCAAACATCTATGTTGTAAAGGACTCTGCTAACCCTTCTAACGAAGGCAAGGTATTCCTCTTTCAATATGGTAAGAAGATTTTTGACAAGTTAAATGAAGCAATGAATCCACAGTTTGAAGATGAAACTCCAGTAAATCCATTTGATTTTTGGGAAGGTGCAAACTTCAATCTAAAGATTCGTAATGTCGAAGGTTATCGTAACTACGACCGTTCAGATTTCTCTTCAGCAGGTCCTCTGCTAAATGATGATGAAGAACTAGAGCGTATTTGGAAGTCTCAATACTCTCTACAAGAACTCGTTGATCCTAAAAATTTCAAGTCTTATGATGAACTAAAGGCAAAACTTTATCGAGTCTTAGGTCTTGATGGCGGTAAGCACGCACCCAAAACTACTGCCGAGGACGACGAACCAGCGGTGATGGATTTCAAGCCACGGTTTAAGGAAGCGGCAGCTTCAGAACCAAAGCGTGACGATTCATCACCGCCTTGGGATGATGATGATGACGATAGTCTATCGTTCTTCAAGAAGTTGGCTGAAGACTAATTAGTTAAGGTTTGACGCTTAATAGTCACGAGGGAGGCCATGGTTAGCCTCCCATTTTTTATTAAAAATCACCATAAGCAAAATTGCCACGCATTTTATTGGGATCTAATCCCCATGTTGTTGCATTATCATATGTAATAGTGACAGGACCATTATAGACTGGACCAGCATATGTTGGTCCTACTGTTGTCGGCGCAATAACTGTATTGCCATCGGCAGCTGTAGCAGGTGCGTTATTATTTTTTGATGTTGATCCATCTTCAATAGTACCTAAAGTAGCTTGACGCCTCTTTTCAAGATCGGCTAATTGAGCTGCTTTTTCTAGGTCTAATTTATTCAAAATATTTGATGTTTCAGTTTCATCATTTTTCATTGCACTTTTTTGTGCATCAATACTCTCTTGTGTAATACCCATCCGAGCAAGCGCGCCACGGCCGATAGCGGTGCCACCAAAGTTATCTAAAATTGCTTGTTGTGCACCTAATAATATTTGGTCCGGTAATGATGCTAGATAAGCAGTTAACTTTAAAAAGTTTTTCTTTAAGTCTGTTATAGTCTCAATCCACATTTCTTCCGCAGCAAACAAAATTCTATCTGGAATGTTAGATATCCACTTTACTACTTTGTCAAAATTATCTGTAAGAAGTTTAGTGGCTGCATCCCATTCCGTAATAAGAGTATCTTTTACACTAACAAATTTCTTCTCTAACCACTCGAGAGCAGATTTAAATGGACTCCAGATCATGTCTAGTATACCACCTTCACCGACAATACCAGTCCAAGAAGTATTTAATAATTCAATTACACTATTAAATTTCTTCTCTAACCACTCAAGAGCAGATTTAAATGGACTCCAGATCATGTCTAGTATACCGCCTTCACCGACAATACCAGTCCAAGAAGTATTTAATAATTCAATTAATCCGTTGTATTTTGTTTCAAACCAAGTTTTTACAGAAGACCAAATATCAGACACAGATTTTACAATGCTAAAATAACCCTCTTCTGGTTTAGAGGAAAAAAGATTTGTAATAAACTTAGTAACCTGCTCTCCAGTCACTTTTGTGCCAAAAAGTGTTTTAGTGAGATCGTCCAATCCCAAAGATTCCCATAGATTACCTAAAACACCACTAAACCAAATACCAACTCTAGTCATAGCTGCAACCGCCGTGTCAACAGCTTTTCCGGGGCCATCAATCATATCCAGCACCCAAATACCAATATCTTCAAACAAATCAGTTAATGGTTTTAAAAGTTCCATCACCTTTTCTTTCTTTACTAAACCAAAAGTAAAGAATTCGATTACTTGTCCTATTGCTCCACTAAACCCTTCACCCAATCTACCTAAAAAAGTGGTTTTTTCACTTTCGAAGAAGCTAGTAATACCTCCACTAATCGCAGCAATAATGCCAGTTACTATTGCAACGGGTCCAAATTTCGTTGCAACTCTAGCTAAAACTCTGAGTAATGCTCCCGGTGAAAATAAAGTTTTAAATGCAGCCGACAATCCGCTGCTTATAGATGTTATTATACCTCCAATACCTAATCCACCAAGTACACCACCTAAAAATCCACTTTTGGGAGTTATATCTTTTTTTTCTGGCTGTAGATTATCGCTTACGCTTTTATTTGATGTGGTGTCTTTTGATGGGTCTTGTAATGCTTCCTTGTTCGACAAAGAAATTGTATATTCTTTAAAAAATTCAAACAATTTAGTAAAATCTGACCTAATAACCTTTAATTCGCCAATAGCCACCTTTAGAGAGTCAGGACCCGTACGAGTCAGCTGCCCCTCCTCTTTCATTCTTTCTATAACATTTTGTAATGTAACTTCTGCCATTTTTTATATTTTCCTATTGACTTTTTCAAAAATCATAGTATAATGACTTTATGTCGTTTAATGATTACTTCTTAGGTGATGTTTTACCTTGTGGTTTATCCCCACTCTTCTTATCAGTATAGGCATTAGCACCAAAATAAGCAGCAACAAGAGCAGAGATTGCCACAAAGTATGTTGGAGCAATATCACCAACGATATTTGCGGCTTTGTCTAATCCAAATAAAGATGTTATGAAGATTGCCAAGGGGTATAGAAGCATACCAAATAAAGCAAACCAAGTCATTTGTCTCATAGCATCTCTACGAGCATCAGCATCTTCCAGTTCTTTACGCTTGAACTCAAGATACATTGCCATTTCTTCATCATCAATATGTCCATCCCCATTGAGATCAGCACCAGGAACTGTAGAAACATTAACTGTGATTGTCTTTTTTGATTCTTCAATCTTATCTTCTAATACGATCACGTCTTCTTGCACCGGTGGTGTTGATGGTTTAGACTTACCAAATAATCCTTTTTTCTCTTCTTCAGCCATTGAACATTACCTTTGCTGTTGTTTTGCCTTTTCTTCCTCAATATAATCAACAAGCATTTCGACATATAAGTCACGTTCAAATGGTATAAGATTT